TTAAAATATGGCACCTAGAAATGAAGTTTTTGAATTCCTCGATAACTTACGTGCAAGTGGAAAGGTTAATATGATGGAGGCTCCCAGACATCTGGAAGCTGCATTCCAATACACCCCCGAAGAAGCGAAGATGAATTTCTTCCAATGGACGCAACATTTACAAAGAGATGCAGATGCCCAAGCCAAAACTAAGCCGGCCTCTTCCTGGGGCGCGGCCCAAAAAGAAGTACAGGAAAAAGACACCTCTAACTGAGGAGGAAAGAGAAAAGCGCACAGCGCGCTTAGCTAAAGCTCGAGCTGCGAAAGGCCCAGTTGAGCACAAATCTGTGCATCCGGCCGTCTGTAGAGACGAGTCCTCTCCGGTTAATATTAAGAGCGTGAGGGTTTGGATTAAATCCAATCAAGAAAGACTTACTGCCGCTAGGCAGAATCTAAAACTCAATCCCAAAGATAGTTCTGTGATTGCAGAAGTGAGTATGCTCGATACGTATGTTCATGATATGCAGGCCTATCTGCGTTCTGGTGTGTGGTTGGCTCACCGGTGGGGTGAGAATCAAGAAGGTAAAATACAGAGAGTGTGCAAGGTTATGGCTTACCATTGGGAAGCTAACGATCCATATCTAGGAATGGTTAAACGAGACGTGGGAGTTATGTATCCTGATGTTGGAATATGGACTAAAGAGATGGATGACGACTATTATGATAAAGCACCGGCTGCAAAAAGCGTTCCCGTAAAGAAAACGAGGAAGAAGCGCCGTACGAAAAAGCCTAAATAGTGATGTATCCATCTATAAGAGGTAGTACATGTCGAATATTGTAGCGTTCCCGGGCGATTCAAAATTACATCCTCCCCAGAATGAAGAGGAGCTGAAAAGCCACGCACAATTAATAAGACAAAAGTTCATACAAAATCATGCTGTGGACTTTGCATTTGACGTTTTTAGAACACTAGAGACACATGGATTTGACTTGCAAACTGATGAACAAATTAAATATGATTTAGTATTAATAAGTGAAGCAATCAAATCAGCAATGACAAGATCCATGGGGATGAGGCATCCTCTCCAAGAATTTGCTCAGAACATTATCAATCTTAAAGATGCTGATATCAATTTTGATAATGAGGACAGTGAAGAAGAATAAATTATAGAGAATTTGATGAAAAACATAGGTGATTTTTAATGGCATATACTAGAGCACTCCACGAAATAGTAGATGAAGTGCGCAAATCCAAAAATGTAAAAATAAAGGCAGACATTCTTAAAAGTAATGAATCGTCTGCACTGATTGATTTACTTCAACTAACATACAATCCAACTATTCAATGGTTACTACCAGAGGGCAATCCTCCATACGAAGCAGCTGAAGGTGTGGACGAGGAAGGTAATGGTACTGATCTTGAAGGTGCCTTGATTGGCCAGATGCGAAAAATGAAATACTTCATTTCAGTAGATGGTAATGTTCTAGAAAATGTTAAACCAGCCAAACGAGAAGTGGTGTTTATCAGACTTCTAGAAACAATATCACCTAAGGATGCCAAATTAGTTCTTGAAATGAAGAATAGAAGCATTAAAGGCATTAGTCCTAATGTAGTAACAACCGCATTTCCCCAGGTCCAGGTAAAATAGGAATTAAATACATGACTCGGAAATCATACAAGCCACTCGAGTATGCTGACGACGACGAGTACTCTACATCGAAGAAAATTAAAGAAAGAGATCAAAATAGAAAGAAACAGCGTCAGTTGAGTAACGCGTTGAAATCTAAAGATCTAAATTATCTATTGAAATTAGAGGCCGAGGATTGATGCCAATTTACATAGTCACCAATACTGATAAGAATGAAACCTACGAAGTTAATATGAAGTGGGTCGAGTTAGAACAACATCTTAAAGACAACCCTAACCTTAGGCAAGAAATTACTGCGCCTGCCATTGTATCAGGCGTAGGTGGAATAAAGAAGGATGGTGGCTGGACTGATATGCTAAAGACCATTAAAAAATCATCTGGTTTAAGCAACACAATAGACGTGTAATGCCAAGACAACAATCTAGATTATCAAAAAGACAAAAAAGACTTCAGAGAGAAGAAGGGATTATAGATGATAAGAACCAGTTAAATTCTAAATTTAATATGGTTAATATTCACCAAAAATTTTCTTTAACAAAATTACAACTAGATACCATTCAAGCATTTGAACGAGGTGATCATCTAGTATTACATGGGGTCGCGGGTACTGGCAAAACTTTTATATCTGCTTATCTTGCACTCAAATCAATTCAAGAAAAAAAGTATCAAAAACTATTCTTTTTAAGATCAGCCGTTCCTACTAGAGACATGGGATTCTTACCAGGCAATTGGAGACAAAAAGCTCAGGTTTATGAGGATCCATACGTACAGATATGTAATGAGCTTTATGGGAGAGGCGACGCTTACGATATATTAAAACAAAAGAATATTACAGAGTTCTTAACAACAAGTTTTGTACGTGGTACCACTTTCCGGGATTGTATTTTATTGATAGATGAAATCAATAATATGAGCTTTCATGAACTTGATAGTTTAATAACACGAGTAGGACCTAATTGTCGCATTATATTCTGTGGTGATTATAGGCAATCCGACTTAAAAACAACTGAAGAACGATCTGGTTTAAACCGGTTTATAGAGATCCTAAATAGTATTAGATCGTTTACACATTTTGAATTTGGTATTGAAGACATCGTTAGATCAGATGTTGTAAAAGAATATATTATCGGGAAGAATAAATTAAATTATGTTTAAACACACTCTAATTGACTTTGATGAATTAAAAACCGAAACAACTGAAGGGAGTAGATACTATCTTACTCCAGAGGGTAATAAATATCCCTCGGTTACTACAATTACCGGGTTAGCCTCTAAAGAAGGCATCATGAAATGGCGAAAAAGAGTAGGTGAAAAAGAGGCTAATAAAATTTCTCGAAAAGCATCTACTCGTGGAACTAAAGTACACAAGCTTTGTGAAGATTATGTTGGTAATCAAGAGTTAGATTTCAGTAAAGTACAACCAAATAATTTGTTTATGTTTAAGCAAATTAAACCAATACTTGATCATTACTTAGAAGATGTTTATGCAATTGAATGCCCCCTGTATAGTGATTATTTAAAAACTGCGGGTAGAGTAGATTGTATAGGAATGTTTAAAGGCAAACCAGCTATTATAGATTTTAAGACTGCTAATAAGAGAAAACAACGTAAGTGGATTAGTAATTACTTTATGCAAGAAGCGGCTTATGCTGTAATGTTTGAGGAGCGTACAAAGATACCTATCAATCGGTTAGTAACAGTCATTGCTGTAGAGCAAGATGAACCACAACTATTTATTGAAAAGCGCGATGACTATATACATCTATTCCAGGAGTACAGAAGCCTTTATAAGGAGAAGTATAATGTTTAAAGTCGCTGCTGCAGTTATTACTGTCCTAGTAATGCTGTGTGTACCTATTGGAGGTGCATTGGCAGAAGAGAATAAAGAAGAGAATAAAACGCTAGACTCTATAGACGAAGATGACCAAGTCATTGGAACAGCTAAACCTATACAGTGTGAAAGAACTATGCCAATTCTGAAGAAATTCACCGATGACAAAAACGAGCAACTACTAATTCAATATCATGAACCGGTACATAAATCTGGTGGTATGGTATGGTGGAATGCTGAAACTAAGATGATACATGTCATAGAATTCCCTCCAATGATGAAGGGCGAATGGGCTTGTATGCTAGTGTTTGGTACTAATGTAAGAATGGGGATCCCTAGGGTGAAGGGTGAGATGCCTTTATAGAAAGCCCAGCGTTTGGAAATTTAAGTTTCCATTCGTCTTTTGTTAAATAAGGTAGATCAATGTCACCATCAGCAGTTAGTACTTGCCACGATTTCCAATTATCACGATCATTGAATGTTTGATACATATGGGGTTGTACAACAAAGTTTGTTCCATAGTGTTCGTTGAAATAGCTACTAATAACACTTAAATTTCTAGCTCTTTTAACATGCTCCATAGTCATAATCATTGTAGAACCTTCAATAGATTTCATCATATCTAACATTGGTGGGAACAAATAAGTAGACTTGGCCGGCCATTTATGTCCAGCATATCTAGGCATATGATCAACTGCCTTCCGCATCTCTTTCTTAGAATACAATCTGGACATCACTCGATATGTTCCACTAGGAAAGTTGTGCTTTTGTACAGCAGCAATAGTCCACACTTCACCATCGATTCTTGACATAGTCCACATGGGATACAATTCCCAAAAATCTTTGTCTAGCAGGTATTTAAACCAATCAGAATTACGATCTCTTTCCCGACTTGCTTCTCTTTCTTGTTTTAGGAAGTCAATAAATACATCTTGATTGTCTGCTGTAACTATTTCGCTACTTATATTTAAATAATTTGTCAAATGTCAATCTCGTTTTTTTTAAATGTTCTCGTTGGAGAAAAGTTAGATGGTATTCCTTATCCACCACTTCTAGAAATTTCTGTACCTCATTAACAGCGCGGTAAACATTGTATGGGCCCTGGAGCTTTAACCTAGCTTCCAACTCAGTAGATTCTTTTTTAATCAAGTCCGGAGATGTCACAATCTGAGATGTCATAGCCTACTCTCTAAGAATGAATTCCACTGCATAGCTCTTACCTCCCAATTATAAAATGCATCACAATATTGCTTTTGCATATCTAAACGTGCCTGGTATGTATCGTCGTCTAACATCATAACTGCATTGTGCAGGTTCTGTGCAAATATCTGTGCATGCTCATTAGGGTCTTCGTGTACAGGATACATTAAAGTCCAATTAGCAGCTGTCTCGGGTAATCCTGCAAACGAACTATGTACACAAGCTAGCCTGGCGGACATCGATTCCATTAAAACTAGACAACTCGTTTCTGGCCACACACAGGGGTAAGCTAGGATGTGCATGTCTTCCAATGCCTTTCTCATCTCGTCATTGCTTACTGCGCCGTGGTAAATAATATCCGGATGGTCCTTACATTGCTGTATTGTTTGCTCGTGCTGTTTGTCTCTCTCAGGCCAGCCGTATAAACTGAAGCTAGAAAATACATGCAGCTTAATTGGTTTCTCAATATTCTTCCAATGTTCTGCCATCAATCCATTAAACACAGGAACTAATATATCTAATCCTCTATGGGGCGTCGAGAAGTAGACCAGATTAATAACATCGTCTGGTTTCTCGTGTTCAGGTATTGGATCAATTGCATTTTGTAATACAAATCCAGCAGAATGAGGAACACCAAGATGATTAACATACTCTTGCTGCTGCCAATGAGAAACAAATACCAATTTGTTGAATTTTTCATGGCCACCATCCTTTAAATGTTCAACTTCAGGATCCAACGCTAGATCATGACACCATAGAATAGTTTTCTTGTCATCTTTGATGCGCCGAGCTCTTGAACAAATAATTTGGAATTGTTCCATTAACTCTTTAGGCATTTCCTTATACAATCGATTCTGCATAAGTTCTGTTCCCCCCATAGAGTTCTTGTTTAGTTCAT